TTTACTTCTCCATTTTGAAGTAAATACACGGCAGTATTGCTTGCTTTTAAAGTAGTTTTCAGTGTTCCTGCAACACCAGCTCCTGCGATATAGTTCATAGTACCAATATCTGCATTTGCGGTTGCCACTGCTGTTTCAAACGCTACAGTATTTGCCCAATTCAATCCACCTGCATTACTACTACAATCCACGGCATTTACACCAGTTGTATTTAAAAGACCTGTAGGCTGACCATTTGCACCTGTTCCGTCAATCGCCGCTTTATCAATCGCTAACGCAATATTTGCAGCCAAATCAGTCATAACCAAACTTTCAACTGATGGATTTCCTTGCATTAACATTTGTCTTGTATAAGCAGTCGCACCACTTACAGTTTTTGGAGATAGATTTAACATCCCAATGCTCAAGTCATTCTCTGTTGTATCAGCCCCTTCAAGTATCCAGTAAGCAGTCGCACTACCTGTTTGTTTTGGAATAGCAACATTTCCGCTTAGTCCTGATAGCACTTGCCCGCCAAGTTTTGAGATAACAAGTTTATTTCTTAGAATATCTATAAAACTTCCTGCCATATGTTGTGTAGAAACGAGATTTGATGTAGTGCCTGTTGTTGTCAAGTCTCTTTTTAACACCTCATGAGGCATATAAAAACCTCTTGAGTCTTTACCTAACATTTTTTCCACAGCTCTTGAGGCCTCTTTTTCAAATCCTGCTTTTGACCAGTCCCCTGTAATTGCCGCAGCTAAAGCTTTGCTAAATGAGTATTGTTTAACCTCTTTTTCAGACATCCCAATATCACCTGCTTTACTGTCGATTGTAGTCTGTTTTGTGCCGATTTTGTCAAGGACTAAAGCTCTAAATTCATCAGCAGCTGTTCCATTCTCAATAGCTTTTGATGACAATTCAGTCATATTATGCTTCGCCCCGATAGCTGATATTTCTCTCACTCTTGCTCTTTCAGCATTTCTCGCCTCATTTTGTACTGTTTTTACATCAATTTTTTTCTCTTCCATTTTCTTCTCCTCTTTTTTGTTTTCTATTTTTATCTCTTTTTCTGTTAAGGTCTCATCACTTCGACCCACGCCTACTGTATCATCTGCCGGTATTGAAACAATTGATATTTCAAACGGTTGCCATCCGGTTACTCGGTAGGTTTCCACACCATCCTTTTCACTTTCAAGTTGCATTTCATCTATCTGATATCCCACAGATACATTTCTCATAATCCCATCAGCCACATCACTAAATACCTCTTTTGCTTTTTCGCTGTTGCCAAATCGAACGACTGCAACACCTCGTCTATCTTCAATCTTTGCAAAATCAACAACACCTATTACTTCATTACGGTTGTGATTAAATAAAAGCGGTGCTGAGTTATTGAGTCGATTCATATCTACTGATGTGGATGAGTGGTCTAGTATTTCAATCCCCCACCATCGCTCATAAGGCTCCTCTGAACTGAAAGAGAGCGTGATTGTTCTCTTTTCCTTATCAATTTCTCCTGCTTCAAAGCTCCTAAACTGAGGTTCTAATTTTTGTAGCTCTTTTTTAAGCATCTTCATTCTCCTTGCTATTTGCTATTTGGGCTAATATCTCTAAAACTTGCGCATCTCCTAAAGTCGTAATGCCATATTTTGCCCTTAGATCTTTCTCTTTTGCTATTTGTTGATACAACTCTTCTAAATCCAACCCCATTTCACTGGCTATTTGTGTATGCGTTTTTAAACCCTCTTTTACTGCTAAGATATTTGCTTGCATATCTTTGAGTGGATCAACCCAGCTAAACCCACGATAAAGCCAAGAGGGAGTGTTAAATTTATCGTATTTGAAATACGGCAGCGGAACAACTTGTTTTAAAAGTGCCATATCAAGCCACTCTTCAAATACATTATCAAGGAAATTTTCCCCTAACCAAGTTTGCAGCTCTTTCCATGCTTCTCGCTCTTCTAAAACACCGCTTCTAAGACTTGAGTAAGTAACACCCTCCAAGTCGTTTGCTAAAGTGTTGTAACTTACATCCAATCCGCTTGCAACACCCCTTAGGATGACTTTCATAAAATCTTTAAATGCCGTTGTTGGATGTTGCGGGTCGTATGATTTAAAATCGATATTTTCGGGTAGGATGTTGATTTGTCCGGGTTCTAGTTCCTCTACCAAATTACCACTTGTGTCAGTATAATCACCCTCAAACTGTTCAGCTCCCTCTTTTAGAACATAAAATCCGCCTTTAGCTGCGGCAATTCGGGAGGCGGTTAATTCTGCTTCTTCATATCCGTTTACCATTTTCATTCTTGTCATAGCTGTGTGCATCCAAGGCACGCCTCTTGTTGCACTAATGCGTATTGGTAAAAAAAGATGGATAATTTCATCGGCAGGTACTCTTACTCTTGCTAAATCAACATCATATACTTTACCCGGATGTGTTTTATAAAGATGATAGGCAACTGGTTTATTCCAACTATCATATTCAATTCCCATGTAGATATTTCTTTCGGGTATATTAAATTTCTCGTCAAGATGATCAGCCTCTAAGAGTTGCAATGCAAATCCAAACTCATTATCATAATTTTTGACTTTTCTTATCAACACTTCGCCATCTTCTGCCATCGTGCTAATTGCCATCTTTTGTATATCTTTAAAGGAGTATTTGCCGGTTACATCACACACCCCTTTTTTACCCCATCTTTTAAAAGCACTCTCAATGATGTCATTTGCTTGTTTGTCTAAGTTTCCGTTTGCGTCTTTTGCTCTGTTTTGTAAGCGTATGCCCTGATTACCTACGACATTTGATTGAATCATCCGTTTAAATCTTTTGGCATAATCATCATCTCGCATTAACTCTCGGCTTCTAGCTCGGATTGTTTTTAAGTCTGTTTGTATATCTATGTCAGCAGTATTATTGCTGGGTAGCCAAGTAGCATATAAATTACCAGTTTTTGCTGCATTAAAGCTTTTTTTTGATGCTCTTTTTATCTCAAAACCAAAAATTTTCACTATACAAACCTTGTTACGACTTTTTTAGGTCCCGTTTTCATTTTTAAGACATTTAATTTGTTTTGGAAATAGCTTGAGAGTTTGATAAGATCGGGAATAGAGTATTTTTGAATCTCCCTACCGTTTATCATGTATTGTTGGATATTATTATCGGCAATACCGGCTAATACCGCTTCGATACTTTCGATATTGGTTTCATAAAGTGCTATTTTTTCATCTGTAGTCACAACAATACCCTTAATATTCCATATTTGAGAGTATTATTGCTAAAAAGTATGGGTATTTAAAAGGGGACAAAAAATAAAAATTTAACTTTTTTGCAACAAATTTTTATATTTTTCTATTTCATTCTCTAAAATAGTGCGGACAAGATAACTTTTAGAGATACTTAGCTGTTCTGCAATAACATCAATATCGATAAGAGTAGATGTTTTCAGTCTAATATTATCAAACTTTATTTTTGGATCATCACTCTTTGGTCTGCCTTTTTGTTTTTTTATTTCCATGCGTTTACCCACCCTTTAGTTTTTCTTCTTGGCTGTTCTTGTTTTCTCTTCTCTTTTTTAACAGGTTGCATATTCTCTTCTATTTTTTGATAGTTTGGATTAAGAATTGTAAGGGCTGCCAAATTGTAAACCGTATAATCAAGCGATTCGTTTCTCGCTCTCGTTTGTTTCCAAACCATTACAGGTCTTCCTTTTTTCATCGTCATAACTCGTTTTTCGGATGTTAGCATCTTAAAATATTCCTCGTCATAGCTTTTATTAAAGTGCATATACCCCTCTCCAAACTCTTCAAGCTGTAACCTACTAAAAATAAGCTCTTTTGCTGTTTCTGTTCCAACCGTAAAAAGTTTAACGCCTAATTTATTTGATGTTGATGGTCGCGATATAATAGGTTTACCGGCAACACTTGAACCTTTAATTGCAAAAACTCTTCTAAATTCCCTCTTTTTACAAAATTTATACACTTCATCGGTAAAGTGTCCACCGCTATCAATACAGGTACAACTTATTTTAAGTCTTAATCCGTCTTCTCTTTTGTATGTATCGGTTATAATATTGTCTAAATCCTCCCAAACCTCTTTTTGTGCAGGGCTTCCCTCAAGCCTAAAAGATTTTATTCCCCAGCTCTCATCTCCTTGACCCCAAGCTTTAACCTCACCCTCTAATCTATCATCTTGCGTATCAACCCCACAAGTAAGGACTACTGCCGCTTTAGGCACTTTTATATAATCTTCTCGTCTTTGCATTAAAATATTATCTTCTATCTGCTCCCCTTGGTCTTCTTCCCAAGTCTCGCCCAAAGAAGTATTTACAAAAGTTTTTAATGTATGCGGAGATTTCTTTGCCTCTAAAAAGTTTTTCGCCATTTCGCCTAACTTGACCCATGGGCTATAGAGTTCATTTAACCAAAATCCTGCCACCCCATTACTTTTGCCCTCCGCTATCCATTCACCTTGTTTAACGGCGTTCCATCTTTGTGCATCGCTCCATTCTGCCCCGCATTGTTCGCAATAATATAAAGCTGTTTCCGGATTATTCTCTTCCCAAACAACATTTCTCCATATTAATACTTGCTTATGGCCGCATTTATGGCAAGGAACAAAAAACTTTCTTTTATCGCTCTCTTCATAGGCTGCTTCAATTCTGCTGGCCCCTTTGATTGTCGGCGTGCTTGTCAGCATTCTCTTTTTATTCCAAAAGGTCGTGCTTCTCTTGAATGCCAAATTTACAGGGTCACCCTCGGCTCCTGCACTCGGCGGGTACCTATCAACTTCATCACACAAAACAACTCTTACCGGTCGTGAAGCTAGTGAAGCAGGACTATTTGCACCGGCCATTGTAATATGCCCGCCTGCAAAACTTTTATGCAAAATTGTATTTCCGCTGTCTTTTGCTTTACTATCTTTTATTTTATGGGTTAATGCCTTTGTATCTCTCGTCATGGGCGCTAGTCTGTCTTTTGAAAATGCTTGTGCCATATCTAAAGTCGGCTGTAAAAGCAACATAGGGCTGGGGTCTTGATCCACAAAATAACCGATAATATTTAGCAACACTTCCGTCTTACCAACTTGAGCCGAACTCATCCAAACAACCGTGTGAACACTAGGGTCGCTAAATGCGTCCATAATCCCTCTTTGATATTCGGCTCTACTCGTTCGCCATTTTCCGCTTTCCGCTGATGCTTCGCTTGATAACTGCCTGTATTCATCAGCCCACCCAGATACTGTTAGTTTTTTCGGCGGTTTTACTACTTTTACGCATTGAGAGATAATCATTCTACATCTTCCAAATTGCTAAGCTCTTCTAAGAGTTCATACATGTAACTCTCAACAATAGTAGCTACTTCTCTTTTTTCGGTTAATCCGATTAAGTCGCCTGATATTTTCGTAGGGAGTGCTAAAGCTTTATCTCTAAAAGCTTTCAATATCCTTTGTACATCTTTTATGATTTGCTCTTTTGGTATTAAAAGTTTTTGACCTTCTAAAAACTTCTGCTCATTTATCTTGCCAGTCCAAAAGTCTTTAATAACATTGACTTTTTGTGCTGAAGTCTCGGCTCCGAGTAGCAGTGTTTCTAAGTCGTTTAAATTATCTCTATTATAAAGTTCGGTATCTTTTATGTCTCCACCCGTATTCTTCTCAATCTCTTTTAAATATAGCTTCTCTCTTCTGCTTCTTTCCCTTTGATTGTCTCTTTTAGGGTCTTTATTATTTATATATGCTTTTAATGCGCAGTCTCTTCGTAATTTCTTCCCATCAAAACATTTATCAAACACTCCTTTTTTTACAAGCTTGGATATATAAGCAGCACTTACCCCATTGGCTTTTGCTAAATCTGTCTTTGATATGTATTTAACATCCATTTCTTAACCTTTAAACTAAAAACTTAACCGAATATTAAGGGAGTTAAAAAACTACCGATAAATACCACTATTAAGAAAATTGCAAGGTACACAAAAATTATCTTAAGCTTAACTAAGTTAAAATTGTCAGTATCTAAGAGTTTTTCACGCTCGCTAGCACCCTTACTACCAAACCCCCAGACAGTACCTTTTAAAACCTCGCAAACCATCTACACTTTCCCGATATAAAAATTAAAGTTGTCTTGTAATTTCTTACTAAATTCTTTTTGTGCCATCTCTTCGGCACTCTTCAATATCTTCTCGTTAAACATCTGTGGGATTGATAGAGTGGATACCGCTCTTATCTTTTGACTTCCCTTTTCTCTTTGCAATACTGCTTTACCACTCTTGGATAAAAAAGCTCTGCTTAAAACCTTTCTCCCGTTTGCTTTTTTTATTCTTACGCTTACTTTCCCTCTTTGCTTCAATACCCTTGCACCAAATCTAATTGCGTTTAAAGGGCTACTTCTTATTTGCATTTGATATTTCATATCTGCATATCGTGACCTTTTAATCTGCATAAACTGTTTTATATCTTTTGCTTTTATGTTATATGTTCTTCTTACATCTTTTACTGTCTGTGTTCTCACTTTCCCACCGATATCATTCACGGTCCTATTCAAAGCTTTTTGATACACCTTTGGATTTAAAGCTACTAAGGCTTCATCTAATCCAGTTATTTCAATGTTCATCTTTGCTTCCTATAATCTCTTTTATTTTTGCCTTATATGTACTAATCACTTCTTGCAACTCCTCAACACTCCATCGCTTGGTTTGGTTTGGCTGTTCTAACCTATTTACTTCATCTATCCCTATCTTCTCAATAAGTGCTTCACGGTAAGCTACTAAGTTACCG